ATGGCTCAGATTGCCATTTTTAAACAAATATTCGATAAAGTGCGAAATAATTTAAACTATCACTGGTTTTATTCTGAACTAAAACGTCACAATGTCTCACATTACATTTACTATTTAGCCACAGAGAATATTCATCTTGTTCTTGAAAACGATAATACGGTTTTAATAAAAGGACAGGGTAAGGTTGTAAATGTAAGATTTTCAAAAAATAAATGCCTTATAGAAGCCACCTTAAAAGGATTCAAATCAGGAGAGTTATCATTTTACGAATACAGGAAAAATCTTGCTACAGCAGGGGTTTTCAGATGGATTACAAATATCCACGAAAACAAAAGGTATTACTATACCTTTGATAATTCATTACTCTTTACTGAGAACATTCAGAACACTACACAAATATTTCCGCACTAAATCATAACGTCCGGTTTCTTCCGTGCCAGAACCGGACTCGCTGGCATGATGAAATATGTGTACCCGGTAACCCCGGTGTGCATCGTTTTTGATTATTCCCCCACACTTGTGCAGAAGGAGTTCCCCGTCAGGCTACAGTCATAATTAATGCAAGAGTACAGCGACGATACAGCGCACAGAAATAAATCAGGTATCCATTGACTTCACAAAGACGGTACATAGCATCGACAGGAGTAATTGCGTAAATTGAACTCTTGGCACACTTTAGCCACCGGCGAATCTTCAGCGGATTATCCTTGGCCGGTTTTTATCTGAGGCATTGCTCTCGAATGTATAGCTGTGCCCCTTCAAGTTGTTTTTGCATTATTATCAGTCGCGCTCTGAGGGTGAAATAATCCCGTTCAGCGGTGTCTGCCAGTCGGGGGGAGGCTGCATTATCCACGCCGGAGGCGGTGGTGGCTTCACGCACTGACTGACAGACTGCTTTGATGTGCAACCGACGACGACCAGCGGCAACATCATCACGCAGAGCATCATTTTCAGCTTTCGCATCAGCTAACTCCTTCGTGTATTTTGCATCGAGCGCAGCAACATCACGCTGACGCATCTGCATGTCAGTAATTGCCGCGTTCGCCAGCTTCAGTTCTCTGACATTTTTGTCGCGCTGGGCTTTGTAGGTAATGGCGTTATCACGGTAATGATTCAGCCCCAGACTAAGCGCACCACAGGCCACCAGCAGGGCAATGATGACCACGCACAGTACGCGGTTCATTTCACCACCAGCGTATCTGACCGATGAAATAACCAGAGGCCATAATCACAAACACCAGCCAGATAAGAATGAACTTCCAGGTGGATAATTTTTCAGCCATCACTCGAATCTCCCGAATCAGTTTGCTAAAATCAAACACACTTTCTCCTTTGACTTTTCCGGAGTCAGGAAACACAAAACCCCGCTTGGTGCCAACAAACGGGGTTTTTACTTTTATTCACTTACGTTTCGCCACTTCGCAGGATTTCATGTTATCCGCCCGCGTGGCCATGCCTTATTTTTCAGCAAAATATTCTGCTTATCTGTCGATACCCCAGCACGCCAGCGCGCTCTCCTGGTCACGACGGGATACCTGACCGTAGCAGTTGTTTGAACGAATACGGCAGTCTCTGCCACCGTCCTTAATCCACCAGCGAATCGCCTCACACGCTCCCCTGCGATCACCTGCATTAATTCGTTTATAAAACGTCGACGGGAAACACTTACCGGGACCAATGTTGTACGGACAGAATGACGCGATCCCCGCTTTCTGGGGTTCGCTCAATGGCACTTTGATGTTTTTCTCCACCCATGCCAGCGCCTTATCACGCTCAATGGCGTTGACCTGGTCGCATTTTTCCTTCGACAGTTTCATACCGGGAAAAACGGGTTTTCCATCCACCATCGTGGCACCCCGACAGATGGTCCAGATGCCGGAACCATCGCGGTATGCCGTTGTGTGGTTACCTTCTTTTTCATCCAGAAACTGGTCGAGAATATCAGGCGCGGGCGCACCGACGGCAATCAGTGCCAGAACGGCAGCCGACAGGCCGTATCTGATTTTTGCGTTCATGGATATTTATCAGGATTTATCGGTTTCTGCCCACGGACAGGTTTATCTGTTCCGGTCAGTGACTTAAGGTTGTGATTCCGGAGGAGTCTTCAGAGAACCAGTAATTCTTCCTGGTAGCTTTCCTTTGTAGGTTATCCACACATTCTGCGCCTCTAAAATTACGGGGCGCTTTTCCGGCGACTGCTCATCCCCTTCACATAACCCGGCAGCAACATCCAGGAAGACCTGTCTGATGCTCCTTCTGGCTGCTGCCTCATAAAACCCCAGCGCGGCACCTTCAACACGGTCCAGCGAGATGTCCAGGTCAAAAATTTCACCGTCAAAGCGTTTTTTGTCCCGTAACGCTAAAGTTACCGTAACTTTATTCTCAAAATTGCGGATCCCTTTCACAATCAGTTCATAGTTTTGAGTCATTGAATTACTCTCCCCGTGCAGCCTTACGCTTGTCTTCTCTGATTTTGAAGTACAGATTTGTCAGATAAGTCAGGAAGCCCAGAACCAGACTCCCCAGTACACCAATCGCAGCCCACTGTGACGGACTGACCTGATCAAGCCACTGTAAAAACCAGTAGCCAGCACTGCCTGCGGAGGTGCCGTAGGCAATGCCCGTTGAAATTTTGTCCATGGATTTCATAGCCTCACCTCCGCAGCGAACGGATGGCGTAGTTATAAGGGGAGCGAAAAAGAAAGAATGCGCGATTGCGCAATATGGTAACGTCAGGGTATTATCCACTGGCTGAATAGATCACTTCACGTTTTTTGTTCCTTGCCGCCCGTATCCATATGCGGGCTTTTTTTTGCATGTAAAAAGGCCCCAACACATGTGCGTGGGGCCTGAGAGTATACATGGTTTCAGTCAACTGCATGGTGCCGGGTGCCTCCCGGTGAATTCAGTACCAGCACCTGAATCCGCGATTATCCCATATACCTACTCGCTGATTGCCCATCCGCACAGGGGGATTCACCATGCCAGTTTCTTTTAACAAACTCCCCGCAAAACAGACAACTGTCAACCGTCTGAATTGTGAGACATTTAAAAAAAAGGCCCGCAAAAGCGAGCCGGGAAAAATAAGTCTGGCGCGTTGTACTGGATTCGAACCAGTGACCGATTGCTTAGAAGGCAATTGCTCTGTCCGGTTGAGCTAACAACGCAGGGTACAGATAATGGACCGCCATCGAGGACTCGAACCCCGCGCAACCAGCTTCGAAGGCTGGTGCTCTATCCTGATGAGCTAATGGCGGTATGTGATGGTGGCCCTTGCTGGATTTGAACCAGCGACCTGGCGATTATGAGTCGCTCGCTCTCACCACTGAGCTAAAGGGCCGGGAGCCGCATAATAACGACGCGTAATTAATTCTTCAATATCATCCGTTCTGGCTGACTAAATCCTGTACTTCCCGAACCGTCTGCTCAAAACGTTCAGTCTCCAGCTCAACGCCAATTGCACGACGCCCGAGCGCCAGTGCCGCTTTCACTGTCGAACCCGACCCCATGAAAAAATCTGCAATCAGGTCACCCGGACGACTGCTAGCGCTGATTATCTGCTGCAGCATTTCTGCCGGTTTTTCGCACGGATGTTTCCCGGGATAGAACTGCACCGGTTTATGCGTCCAGACATCGGTATACGGCACCTGCGCCGTCACGCCAAAATACCGCCGCAGTCGGCATTCACAACCACCAGCGCATTTAACGTTCAGCCATAAAAAAACCCGCTCGCGGCGGGTTTAAGCTGTGTGGCGAAGTAACCACTCTTAACATACTGACATACTTTTTGCGGACCGCACTAATCATTTTTTACTTTTTTAGCAGCCAGTCGTCCATCTCCAGTCTTACCCCCAGCACAGACAAACATCCGTCAATAAACCCTTCGGCTATCTGCATCTCAATTCGTATTGCTTTTTCGCTTTTCTTTCTCGTCCTGGCTATCTGTCTTTTTGATATTCGCAACAAATAATGAGCAATGAGAAGCGAATACTCCTCAGGTTTTTTCTGCTTCAGACGAGCAAGACAGTTTTCAATGATAAGTCCGTCATCATCGCAGCAGGCCGGACGTGGTTTAGTGGCAGATGGTAAAAGTCCTTTGAATCCGGCAGCGATCGGAGAATAGTCCACCCCGGTGTTACCACTTGCAGCCCATGCCCCCCAGCGTTCAAGAACCATCTGAATATCACGCATCAACTTTCTCCACAAAATCAGGCCAGCACGCCAATTGCCAGCGCACGATCGATAAAACGAAATATCAGCTCCAGCTGGGAGCCATACTTCTCTTCAAATGCCACGGTATCCGCATGCAGCTCGTCGTGATGCTTTCTGCACAAAGGCAACACAAAGAGGTCATGCGCTTTTGTACCCATTCCCCCCTGACCGTGGCCTATCAGGTGGTGGGGATCATCAGCTGGCTTTCCACAACATGCACACGGCTGTGTCTTAACCCAGCGCGTGTACTTTTCATTAACCCAGCGGCGACGTTTTGGGCGTAACATAAAAGACTCCGGCGACTCCGGATCCACTTTCAGCGCCAGCACCTTTTTCGCTTTATCCTGGATAATGCTGGTGGCAGGAACCGAAGGAACAAGGTCACTCTCCCGGGTGACAGACGGCACAACAGGCTTCGGTAATCTCAGTGCCTTACGGGCTGCACTTTCCGGTAAGGCATCCGCCAGGTCATTACGAACCAGCCACCAGCACAGTTCCGGCATTGTCACAACGTGACTGTCATCAAAACCGAGATCACGGCGCACAACAGATAACACCCAGCGGGCACAGTTATCCGTTGCCATTGATTCCAGCCGTTCCGTGAACTGATCGCGCAACTGGTTATCGCAGTGCCAGCACAGACGGATTGCGCCCGGAGCGTGCCGCATTGTGGTCATGTTCTCGCTGTGCCAGTCGGAATGAGGCCACTGGCAGCCTTTTTCACGAAGTAACCAGCTTTCAAGACATTCCACGCCACCAGCACGACGGATCACTGCCTCATTGCGGAACACGGCCCGAACGGCAGGATCATCCGCCAGCGGTTGTGATGCCGCCGGAACGGCACCACTGGCGAAAGATGAATAACGTTCCGGCTCAGGCTCCAGCAGGACACGCCCCTGCATAAACAGGGGCATCAGCTCTGAACCTGGTCTGAACAATACGATCCCCATACGCGGGGCAATTTCAGGGGTCAGTAGTGCTCTCACGGTCACCTCAATGAACGGTATCGAGCAGCTTTAACAGCTCAGGGAATCGGGATTCGAAGAAGTGCGGCTGCGTCTCGCGCGGATTTGCAGGACTGGTGATGTTCTTGCCGAACATGCAGCCTTTCGCCGTCAGCGACCAGAATTTTTTGATGTTGTTAATCGCGGTACGGCTGTATCGTTCGCGCTGCTCGACGATCCCCAGCTTCACCATCTGGTGATATGCCTGATTAGCCGTCAGGCGGATACCATACTGTTTCAGCAGTGCACTTAGCGACAGCGTGGGGCGACTTGAGCCATCGGGTGCATCGGCAGGAGCATCAATGGCATAGCGCGGTGCCAGATTCGGTAAGCCAACAGCCTCCTGGAGTTTCTGACAGGCACCAAGCACAGATGAGTTAGACAGGTTTAACTCCCGACGCATAAAGTCCAGCAGAATCACACCAGCCTGCATCTTGTCAGCAGCCTGCCCGGATAATTTTTCCGGTGCGCTGGTTACCGTATCGAAAGTACGGATCACCTTCAGATGGAATGACGGACTGATCCACATTGCATAGGCATACACCAGTTCTTTGCAGACATACGTCCCCTGGTTATTTCCGCCACGAATAACGTTAACTGGCTCTATATTGACCGAGTTGCAAATCTGCAACTCGCTTATTAAACGTTCAGTTTGCTCATTGCGGAGCCAGAATGCAGGCTTATGCTTATCCAGAGAACCGGCAGCCCTGTGCAGATCGTTCAGGCTGTAACGACCATAAGCATCACGACGAACTTCAATACCATCAATGACCATCAGATTATTCATACTTCGTTTCTCCTCTTAATCAGGCGGCTGCACCCGCAGTTTTCTCGTACTTACTGATAGTGATCTCGACCTTCCCTTCCGGGATAACCGGTCCCCACTCCACCAGCATTCTTTTCACCTGGCTGTCGTCTTCCCACACACCCGCGTGGGTCAGGGCGTCAAACAGCGCCTTGTTATAGTTGTCCAGATCGCGGATCCGGTTATCCGGAGGAAACAACACGATCTCCACTGAAGCAGGTGCCGACGTTGGTTTCGGCAGACGACGTAACTGCTCAACTATTGCTGTGCACGCCGCACTCTGGAATTTTCGCCCCGCCGCGCTTATCAGGCTCTTACCAGCAAATGCCCCTTTGTTGGGGTGTCGCCAGTAGGTGTTCACGCTGGGTGGAAAAGGCAGAATCAGCTTCATACTTTCAGCCCCCTCTCATGTAACCAGTGGGCTGCACGCAGCCTGGCGTTTTCCTCACCAGCAAGCAGTGCGCGGATAATCCCGGCCACCTCGCTGTCGTCGTCCTTCACCGCGGTATGAAGCGTGATGCCCCGGGCCACGCCACGCTTTATCGTGATGACGCCTTTTTTCTCCAGTGCGCGAAGATGCTCCACCGCTGCATTCACTGAACGGTATCCCAGCATGGTAGCCACCTCCTGATTGGTTGGCGGGAAGCCACGTTCTTTCTGGTAAGAAATCAGCATATCCAGCACCTGCTGCTGGCATTGAGTTAACGTCGTCATTAAGCCCCCACGTAATTCCCTGACAGATACCACTCTTCACCCGATACAGCGCGCTTGCTGCTTTTCCGTAAACACCGCTCACGACGCGCAAGAAAATTGTTTCGCTCTTGCTGGGAGTGGCTTTCACGGAATGCCGCCATCCACACCGTTGCAGCACGACGGTATAAGCCCCTGGACTCCAGTTCTTCCGCCTGGCGGGTCAGGCACAAAATCACCCGGGGATCGTTAGTGCCGACATAGAAATTGCGCACAGGTCTGGATTCACGAACTGGTTGCGGTTCCGGCTCCTGCGGTATCTCAGTCAGCCGCGGGAAATGTCTGCGTGTATCCCCTTCACAACGGTGAGCCACACGCCCACTCTGACGTAACTTGCTTGCTGACTGCAGAACGCGCTGTCGTGAGTAACCTGCAAAAGCATCCGCAATGTCTCCGGAAGTACACCCCGGATGGGCTTCAATGAATTTCTGAACGTCATTCAAAAGACTCATGATCACCCCCTGAATCCTGCCGGGATCTGGCTGTAGTCCACGTTGTCGTAACTGGCTTTGAAGTACGGGTCTTCGCGTTTTTCGGTGTACGTGCTGACGGACGGCGATAAGCGCAGGGAAAGCTCATCCCATTTTTCCCGCAGCTTCGACGGGCTGAGCACGTTACGGCACCAGAACGGATCGCGACTGACGCGGCTGTACATCTCGCAGATTTGTTTATGAGTACGACCATCCTGCACACACATCAGGCGAATTTCGTTTGCCCATGCTGTCCAGTTCGGTTCTTTGGGACGAACCACCTCGCCGTCACATTCGGCGGCATGCTCGTACAGGGCGATGATTTTTTTCCAGAGCCACTGTGCGCAGGTCAAATCATCCTGCGTCCCCCACTGGCGCTTTTTAGGGCTGAATACAACCGCATCAGGATGGCGAGTTAAAAAATCCTGTTCAGCCGTTTGCGTGTCCGGTTGCGAAGCGTCCGGACGAGAAGAGGTTTTATTCTCTGTAGTAATCTCTGTTGTATTCTCTGTAAGATCATTGGGCCATTTTGACCCGATGACAGCGTGTCGTTTTGAACCAATGGATCGTGTCATTTTGCGCCCATCCATCAGGTCACTTTGACCCGATGGAGAAGTGCATTTTGACCTGATGGATTCGTTCACTTTGACCTCTTCTAAAAGCTCACTTTCATAGTTGATCGTGTAGAAGTTGGTCATGTCACGCTTCGATTTATTGAGTTGCTCGCGACGCAAAACCCCAAGTGATTTCAGGCTTGCAAATGTGCGTTTCAGAGTGGACTCTGACCAGAACGGAAACTGCTCCAGCCACTGTTCTGTCGTGTTATAAACCCAGCGAATTCCGCCATGCTCAGTGCCTGAATTCGTTTCATTCAGCCAGTAATGAAGCTGCTGCAACACAATTGCCTCATTCAGACCAATACGGCATGCAAGATCACGATTTATCACAATGGGCTGGGATGTCATTAACAGGCTCATGACCGACCTCTATTTCCCTGAATTTACGACGAAACTGTTCGAGCGGACTGAAGCATTCATGTTCATAGCCTTCACGGAGGTAGATAACCCGTTGTGTTTCCGGCTCCCAACGAATGACTCTGACGGGCACTCCGTAGTGATCTTTGAACCAGCGGTTAACTTGTCGCAAAGGACTGTCTCCTTCTGCCGGTTGAAATCACCCACAGCCCACTCTGCAAAGCTGTGGGTTACAATTTCCCTGTCACCTGGTACATTCACTGCATAGCAATACTCCACCTTCGCTTTTCCACCCGGCACAGGAAGCGCAATCAGTTGCGAGCGACGGTAGTGTGTTGTTAAACTGTTCATGCGTTAGTTTCTCCACAACCAGAAGCAATCGACGCCACGACGCCCGGAGCTGCACACTCGCGGGCGTTACTCTTTTCCGGCGCACAAAAAACACGAAATAACAGTGTTAAATGCTCCTGCCACTTCGCCATTACTTGGTAGCTGTTCTCTTCGATTTGCTCACGCTCAGCTTGGTCAATAACTCCATCAGCAGTTGCCTTGCGTAAGTACTGGGAATGCTTGCCAATCCATTCTATTGACTCCATCAGCCGCTGATTAATGTCACCATTGTCAATGTCATCAATGACCACCAGCGGCACAAACACCCCATTACTACGACGGGCTATTGCATCCGTTACATGCCTGGTACCACTGGCATCCTGTAAAACCATGGCCCACTCAAGTGGAAAAATTTGATCCCCACCGCTACGCAGTCTGTTATGCAATTGATCTTTTGCTGGGGTGATATCATCAGATTTATACAAACCAAGAATTTCTGCTGCTTCCTCATAGCCATGAGGTAAATCAGCAATCGTTCTTCGTATTGCTGCCACCAGCCATGCTGGTTGCTTATCAACTTTCCATTCAGGTTCTTTACCCACGTTTAAGCCCTCATATCTGTGGTTTCTGTAAATCGATTTATCCATTAGATTTTTCATAAAGCTCAGGTTTAAATGGCAACCGTCCGCAAGTTCTATATGCAGCCTCTGCTGCACGTCCTTTTGGAATTAACTGGCCAGGACGGTTTCGCCACTGATAAACGGCTTCAGTTGTTATGCCGAAAAAAGCAGCAACTTTCTCAATGCTGCCGAAGTAGCTTTCGATATCGTCAGTCGTCATATGCCCTCCAAACTAAGTTTTATTAGATGTTAATTATCAATCTATCTTAGGTCAATAAAAACTAAGATTACTTAGTAATTAAAGAAATGGTGCTCCTATGGAAACGGTTGGTCAGCGTATAAAAGCTCTGAGAAGAGTTACCAGAACGTCCCAGAAAGAATTGGGTAAATTTTGTGGAGTAAGTGACGTTGCTGTGGGGTACTGGGAGAAAGACATCAATGTCCCTGGTGGGGAAGCACTTTCAAAATTAGCGAAGTTCTTCAATACGTCAATAGATTACATTCTTTATGGTGCGGAGTTTGAAGGCAAACTCGTCACAAACATGCGCAGAGTTCCTGTAATCTCGTGGGTTCAGGCTGGGCAGTTTACTGAGTGCAGGACAGCAGAAGTGTTTAGTGAAGTAGACAAGTGGGTAGATACATCATTAAAGATTGGTGATAACTCATTTGCATTGGAGGTTAAAGGCGACTCCATGACTAACCCTAACGGCCTCCCAACAATACCAGAAGGCGCAACAGTGATTGTAGATCCTGATGCAGAACCCCGGCATGGAAAAATAGTCATCGCTAGACTTGATGGAACAAACGAAGCCACAGTAAAAAAATTAGTTATCGATGGCCCTCAAAAGTTTTTAGTGCCATTAAATCCCCGGTACCCCAACATCCCGATCAATGGTAATTGCCTCATCATTGGTGTAGTCAAAGGAGTTCAATACGAACTCTAGCCCCCCCTTTTCTCTAACCAAAACACCGAACTAAGAAAAGTTTGGTGTTTTCTCTTGCCATTAAAACTAAGTTAAGTTAGATTTTATATCAAAGATAACGAACAGGCAGGACGCCCACGAAGTAGCCGCCTGGGGCATATGAAGTCCAGGATGATTCGTTAGTACCAAAAAAGCGCCCTACCGGACGCTTCGCTCTTTAAAAATCAGTAACCCTCACTTTGGGCCTGGATCTGGTGGCCTGGGACGAGGTGGAATATGAAAAGGCTCTATTGGTCGACTCATTATCCAATCCTATTATGTCTCATTTCTTCGGTTTCGGTGGTTTCGGCTTCGGAGGTACATGTCCGTGAACTGGATTATGCTTGTTGGTCATCATTAATATCCGTTAGTTCATTCTCTAGAGGTAGATCTCCCGCACACCAAGCTATAAATTTTTCTTTGGTTGTTAAATCGTACTTAGTTGGAACACCAGCAAAAATACAGGCCCGAATGAAAGCCGCTCGTTCAAGTGATTTCCATGGATTACTATCAGTATCTTGGATTTTTAAATACCTAGCTTGCAACTGATCTTCAGGAAGGGTATCAGACTCAATCAGCAGTCTTTTGTAATGCCTCGCTTGCTCTTTAGACATTCCAGCCTCTTGGCCAAACTGATAGACCAACTGAAGAACCGAAAGTACGGCAACAAACAAACCGAAAATAAATAAATTACTGTACGGGGCGAAAACTGAAAAACCGAGAACGATTAACATCAACGTTATTAATTTATCAATGCGAGTTAACAACGTGTAATTCATCTTCTCCAATACATAAGAGTAGTGAACATAAAATTTATAATCGTCTCTGGTCATATTAGTCTCAGTTTTCCTTGGGTGGTTTTGGAGGAACTGGAGGCTTTTGTCTTAACGGCACATGCCTCTCCTCATACTTATCTACACATAGATCCATATAAATCCTTATCGTTGTTGGGGAGGGTTACATAATAACCAAATCCTTGTTGTTGGGGAATAACCAGGTCCACCTCGCCTGATGTGGCTAAAAGCAGGCACATAACAGCTAAGTATTTTCAACCAGAGAGAATCCTTAGCGTTGTGGTGAATGCGCAGGCTGATGCGCGAAAGACATTGCAGCTATTGCGGAAAAGAGCTGTTCGGCGGGGCAATTAAACGCCCGTGAGAGTCTGAAATAACCGCAAGCCGGAGATCAGCACCGGTCACCACAACAGCCACTGCTTTGGCGGTACCAGTTTGTACACTTGCTTCCGGCTGGTACCGCTCTTTTTACAAAACAGAGAAGAGCATCACCGGACGACGGGCTCATAACCCAATCCATCCGGGCGGCTGCCACCGCAGGTGTTCTTCTCTGTTTTGTGGAGAAACCAACCGACCTTGCAGGGTCGATATGATGAGGAGCAGCAAAATGGCTAGCGAACGCAGTACTGATGTGCAGGCATTTATCGGGGAGCTGGACGGCGGCGTATTTGAAACCAAAATCGGCGCAGTTCTCAGTGAAGTCGCTTCCGGTGTGATGAACACGAAAACCAAAGGTAAGGTCTCGCTCAACCTGGAAATCGAACCGTTTGATGAGAACCGTGTGAAAATCAAACACAAACTCTCATATGTTCGCCCGACTAACCGCGGGAAAATTTCTGAAGAAGACACCACCGAAACGCCGATGTATGTCAATCGCGGTGGTCGCCTGACTATTCTGCAGGAAGACCAGGGACAATTACTGACTCTTGCCGGTGAACCTGACGGAAAACTCCGCGCAGCAGGTCATTAATATCGTTCTTAATTAACTGATTATTTATCTCATCACTGAATATCTTAATATAGTGAGGACTTATTATGTCTCAGAACTTAGACGCAACCGCAATTAATCAAATCCATGCCCTTATTTCTGCTCAGGGTGTTAATGAAATTATCAGTAAGATTGGTGCCGATGCTGTGGCATTGCCTGAGAATTTCCGCATTCATGATCTGGAAAAATTTAATTTAAATCGCTTCCGTTTCCGTGGTGCGCTTTCCACTGCCAGCATCGATGACTTTACCCGTTATTCTAAAGATCTTGCAGATGAAGGCACCCGCTGCTTTATCGATGCTGATAATATGCGTGCCGTCAGTGTGCTTAACCTGGGTACTATTGATGAACCAGGTCACGCAGATAACACCGCCACTCTCAAACTGAAAAAGACAGCACCGTTCTCTGCCCTGTTGTCTGTTAACGGCGAGCGTAACTCCCAGAAATCACTGGCAGAATGGATTGAAGACTGGGCCGACTACCTTGTGGGCTTTGATGCTAATGGTGACGCCATTCAGGCAACAAAAGCGGCTGCGGCAATCCGTAAAATCACGATTGAAGCAAACCAGACCGCTGATTTTGAAGATAATGACTTCAGCGGCAAACGCTCCCTGATGGAATCTGTCGAAGCGAAGACCAAAGACATTATGCCAGTGGCATTTGAATTTAAATGCGTTCCGTTTGAAGGTCTGAAAGAACGTCCGTTTAAATTACGCCTCAGCATTATCACTAGCGATCGTCCTGTACTGGTTCTGCGCATTATTCAGCTGGAAGCGGTGCAGGAAGATATGGCTAACGAATTTCGTGATCTGCTTGTTGAGAAATTCAAAGACAGCAAAGTAGAAACCTTTATTGGTACTTTCACCGCCTGATTTCATTACTGCAAATGCCCCTGCGGGGGCATTTATGGAAACGTAATTAACTCAATAATCACCGGATGGTGAGGGCTTCCTTTTACCCAAATTCAGCGCGGTGCAGCGCATATACGTGGAGAACAAAATGTCATTTATTAAAACTTTTTCCGGGAAGCATTTTTATTATGACAAGATAAATAAAGATGACATCGTTATTAACGATATCGCGGTTTCCCTTTCAAATATCTGTCGCTTTGCCGGTCATCTTTCTCACTTCTACAGCGTCGCCCAACATGCGGTGCTTTGCAGCCAGCTGGTGCCGCAGGAATTTGCTTTTGAAGCGTTAATGCATGATGCAACAGAAGCGTATTGCCAGGACATCCCCGCTCCACTGAAACGCCTTCTTCCTGACTATAAACGGATGGAAGAAAAAATAGATGCCGTAATCCGTGAGAAATACGGGTTACCCCCGGTTATGAGCACGCCTGTGAAATATGCCGATCTCATCATGCTGGCAACCGAACGCCGCGATCTCGGGCTTGATGATGGCTCTTTCTGGCCTGTACTGGAAGGCATCCCGGCAACAGAGATGTTCAACGTGATTCCACTGGCACCGGGCCATGCCTACGGGATGTTTATGGAACGTTTTAACGAGTTATCGGAGTTACGCAAATGCGCATGAATGTTTTCGAAATGGAAGGGTTTCTTCGCGGGAAATGTGTACCGCGAGATCTGAAAGTGAACGAAACAAATGCTGAGTACCTGGTACGTAAATTCGATGCGCTTGAAGCTAAATGTGCGGCACTGGAAAACAAAATAATACCAGTGTCAGCTGAACTGCCGCCAGCAAATGAAAGTGTTCTGTTATTTGATGCTAACGGAGAAGGCTGGCTAATTGGCTGGCGTTCTCTCTGGTACACCTGGGGACAAAAAGAAACCGGAGAATGGCAGTGGACATTTCAGGTCGGGGACCTTGAAAACGTCAATATCACTCACTGGGCAGTAATGCCGAAAGCACCGGAGAATAAGAAATGAGCGTGATAAAAACTCATACAGGAATTGTTATCACCCGAGACGGTCCGCAGGTAAAAAAACTGCACCAGACAAAGCGGATGTGGGTCGTCGGAAAAAACGAGTTTTACCACAAAGAAAACGGACGCCGCCACTTTGCAGAAAATACTCGCCGCCGACTGCTGATCGATACCATCAAGCCTATCGAGGTGAAGCATGTTTAAACAGAACGAAAAATCTATCGCTCAAATTGCTGAGTATATCCCGCGTGCGTGCCGGGGTATGCAGTTGCAGGAAGCCAAAGCACGCCTGGAGAAAAAAATTGCGCTCTATATCGATGACGGCTGTGATGCTGCCGTTCTTAACGCGGCGTTCGCGCCAGCTCTTAACAGTCATACGCGAGAGTCTTTTTTTTCGTGCATCGCAGCGCAGATCCGTAAAGGAGGCAACCAGTGAACAAGATTGACTATCAGGTACTGCGTGAGGCGGCAGAAGCAATAAAAATAGTAGCCACACCACAAAAATTGCTGGCATTTCGTATGAAAGTCACACCGCAGGTTGTGCTGGCGCTGCTGGATGAACTAGAAGCTAAAAACAAACGCATTACAGAACTGGAAGCGAGGGAAGTTCAATTACCGACTCGCTACGACCTTCGATATGGGCACCCAATAAATGCTAATAAGCGGCATGTCATGATACCTAAAGAAAATGGCAGTTGGCTTTGCCTGATTGACTTAGAACACGCACTACGCGTCGCTGGCATTCGCATCAAAGGAGAGTGAGATGACCACTTTCACCGACAAAGAACTGATTAAAGAAATCAAAGAGCGCATAGGCAGCTTGGACGTGCGAGACAATATTGAGCACCGAGCTTATGAAATAGCGTTAGCCTCGCTGAAAGCAGAACCGGTGGCATGGCTGCATTCAGACAATGGCTTAGGTATTCCGGCAATAACACGGAGTAAAAACATTGCTGACAGTTGGTTATCAAAGGGCTGGTATGTTCAGCCGCTATATATAGCCAAGCCAGTGCCGATGGTGCCAGATGTTCGTCCGTCTTTAAATAATGGCATAGTCGGCTTTGATGAAGGCTGGAACGCCTGCCGCGCCGCCATGCTTCATGGTGCCGAACCTGTAAGCCAGTCTTACAAGTTGAACGAGCTGTCGGGCAACTCTCCGGTAACTCCGGATGGTTGGATAAGCTGTAGTGAGCGAATGCCGGACGATAAACAGTATGTTTGGTGTTGGGGTAAGTCTTACGGCTGGACTGAGTGCGATACCTTCGAAGGGTATTACGATTGGTCGAGAAACAAATGGTGGGCAGTTACTGACGATGGGGAAGAACCGGCATCGAAAGTAACCCACTGGATGCCGCTACCGGAGCCGCCGCAGGAGGTGAAGTAATGAACAACTTAATGACAACTAAACAAGTCGCCGACTTCTGTGGCGTTTCAGTATCGACTGTTCTTCGCTGGAACAGCGTAAACAGGAGAACTGGCCAGAAATACAGGCCTGATTTTCCAGATCCTGATATCAAATCCTGCCCAAATAAATGGGCATCACGCAAAATATACAGATTTGCTGGAATTATTGAGTAATGAGAGTTAGCCAAGAGGTGAGATAGTATCCATCTATGGCACAGAACTAAACATAATCTGACTATATGCTCTGTGCCAAAAACAGATGTTATATCATGTATTGTATGCTCATCCTGCAAAATATAAATTCCGCAGATACCCCTTACCTCTGAATATTAATCCACAATGGATGCGACAAAAAAGATTTTGAGTTGGTATCAAGCGAAATATTAATAATTATAATACCCCATACACAATGCCATCTGAGTCATCATATCCTGGTCTCTATCAATATTTATCTTGCCATCAGAAAAATCCAACACAAAGAAATGATGAAATTTCGGCGGAACAACTTTAGAGTAAAAGCAGAAATACTCATTATTCCTTTCATATTGAAAATTAACGTATATTTTTTTAATTTTTTTATTTTCCACCAGGTCCATAAACATTTTATTTAAATCTGACCTTTTACTTTCCTTGTCATCATCTTGAAGCTTAGGATCAAAGTAACGTATTAAGCAGTTTTCAATAATTCTCCCCTCATTATCAACATCAATTTCATCCAGTAGAGAATTTGAAATATTAAAGACCACATTACATTTATTATTCAGAGATATAATCCTTGGATTAAATATACTAAAACAAACAAAAAAATCATTATCGTCATTTGAAACGCTATACAGCATCTTTGATAAGCCACGGTGAATAAAATCAACAGGGCGCCGATGCGGATGACGTGTATATCCTACGTAATGCACTTCTGTATGAATTCCTAAATCAATATAATGTCCGTTTACGAAGTCATGAACTGACATCACACATAAATTGCCATTTTCATATTCAATGTAGAGAAACTTCTCAGTTACTCTAACATTTGGAGTTACCTTCACTACCCCATTCTGCGTAAACGTGCAAAAGGAATATTTTATCCGAAGCTTTCGCTCTTCTTTGCCAATCAACAGAGTGAATACTATATTTTTTGTGAATGGGTTATACCTAGGCTGTTTCTTGGTTGAAAACCTTACTTTTTTTCTTGAACCTAAGAAATAAATAAATCTCTTTTCACAGCTTTCCCTCGTATATTTTTCCATAATTCTGAGATAGTTCTTTATTATCTTATTTGTTCTTATATCATCAGGAGGATTAATTATCATATCATACCAAATACAATCGGTGTTAATGAGATCAATCCACAATGACTTATCGGCTTCTGAGAAAACCACGTTAGAGTTTATAAAATCAAAGTTTCCGCGAGTCATAAAACACTTCATCACATTAAAAATCACCTGCACATAATAAATTAAGTAGCAGAAGGTTCGCAAACCCTTGCTTCTGTTTGTGCTATGATATTTTTCATAATTCATTGATTGGCATCCCTACATCCTTAGTCCCACAGTAACCCAATAAACCATCAAACTCCTGCCGCCCCCCCAAATACTGAAGCTACCGGTTAACGTAGTCTGGCTAAAAACCCAGTACACAAGGTATCCGCAGCGGACTGGCAGATATGATTACGCTCTGGCTACGCAAACTGTCCGTTGGAGATTAAGTCAGTACAAGTAACGATCGATTCAACCCTCTCCCACCATGCCCAGTAAGCTTTACGCTGTTCTTCTAGATAATCGCTCTTATCATAAACTTGCCATACACCTGGCAGTTTATGACCGAGCATTATTTCAGCAATATGAGGAGCAGTAAGATCAGAAAAGTTTGTTCGTGCTGTTCGTCTCAAATCATGAAGAGACCAATGAGGAAATTGATACCCCAAACGTCGCCATGCGAACTGCATTAAATTGTAAGGCAGCGACTGCAATGATGTCCGACCAACTGGCTCCCTGCTTCCTTCCTTAGTAAAAAGCATATCGGAACCGTTGTTCATAGAGATAGCGTATTTTATAAGCTCTTCAACCGGTTCAATAATGGGCCGCTTTAGCGGTTCGCCTGTTATGTCCCCAGTCTTATGTCGTTCTGGTGGTACAGTCCATACCTTATTTATGAAATCAAAATCATCCACCCTAGCAGTAATTAGCTCTGAACTACGGCAACCAAAATGCAGCAATAGTTTAATGAAGGCTCGGTATTTAGGAACCATTCGAGAACCATCGATCGCAGCATAAAGGATGTTAATTTCATCATGTGTCAGAAACCGTTTTTTCTGACCTTTACGGATATCCATATCTTTACCCGTGATATCCGACAGTGGGCGAGTTTCAATGAGCTTTCTCTTATACGCCCAGACATGGGCCTGCTTTGCGTTAATTAGCAATCGGTCTACTATTGCTGGAGTCTTGGTGCTAAGAGGCTCCAGGACTTCTAACCAATCATGCAATGTAGCTGCATCGTGAGGGATATTCCCGATTTTAGAGAACAGGTGCAGCTCAAACGAGCGGAGTATCTGTTCAGAACCTTTTTTATTTTTTACACAATATGCTTCATACCAGGCACGGATCACAGACTCTACCGTCATGGCTTCAGTAGCTTTTCGTTTTTCAGCCTGCTTGACTAATCGTGGATTGCGGTTTGACTCGAGTTCACCACGGAGACGGATAACTTCTTCTCTGGCCTCTTTTAATCCAGTTGCCGGGTAAGTTCCGATATCAAGGCGCTCACCTTTCCCTGCCCATTGATAACGATATTGGAACACTACGCGACCTTTCGGTGATACTCTGACAGACAGACCATCACGATCGGATTTAACCAAAACCTTATCACGTTCCTTTCCAACGACTGAACGCAACCACGCATCAGACAGCGCCAT